CCCCCTGAGCTTGCGAAGGAGGGGATGCTTACCAACAATAGATCCTGCCAAATTTCGTTGTACCCAGTGGCCCAACTCTGGAAACTGGTCCGTGCAGAAAGAAACTCCTGAGGGACTGACGTACTGATCGATAACTGGTCGATATCTCCAATCGGCGTAAGCTCGTAAAGATCCGAATGACACGCAAAGTGCCCTAGGATCCAGCTCCGCGACAAGAGCAAAAAACTCGTCTCGAGACTCCGCCAGGATAATTCTAGCCCACTTCGAGCTAGCCTCAGATATTGCAGTTCGGCCGACTGGCTTTTCGAGCCCTCCTGCAACCACATCGCCATCCTTTGTCGCATACGCCCAACCCTTCTCCGGTGTGCTGTAGCCAGCGACAACATTTGGGTGCCGTCCCGCCACATCGAAAATACGGACATTTCGTGACTCAAACCGCCGTTCGAACATAAAGAAAGCATGGAGATGAACTCCTCCATCTTCGTGATCTTCTCGTCCAATGATACACTCAGCTCCAAGGCTTCCAAGGTGGTCATTAACTGCCCAGGGATCCAGGTTACCGCACTGAGCATAGGTGAGGAGTCCATATTTGGCTGCGAAACGGAAAGTCATGAAGTCAGGTGACTGCCACAGTAGACAATTAATGTTATTGTCTACTGTGGGCAGTGGCAGTGGGACCTCCTATATAGTGGGCGGCCTCGGTGTTAAGCGAGCCTAACCCCGCTAAGTCCGGACGGATTTAGTATATAAGCCCGCCCTAACCCCGCTTTTACCCTACCCAGCCTACCATGCCAGAACAAAATGGCGTACAAAAAATCAGGCACCCGCGCCGCACGACGCCCAACCCGCCGTACAAACCGCCGACGTTACCCCGCAAAGAAGAATTATTCCCGTCGGACGACTCGGACAAGGAGAATGTCCCGCCCTATGTCAAGAAAGAGGATTCTAAATCTGACGTCGACGAAAAAAAGGGACACGATGCCTCCCGTTCAAGCTGATTACACCGGAACTATCACCGGCGTTGGAGGGAGAACCATTGGCGGAGATGGTCGTGTAACGATCATCTGGTGCGCTAACGAGCGTGACCGCGTTGATGCCGGCGTTGACCCCACTTCTGAGGCTATCCGTGCCTCTAAGACTATTTTCTTCCGTGGTGTCAAAGAACAAGTGGTCCTCCGTACGAACACGTCAGTCTCATGGCGTTGGCTTCGTATTTGCTTTGCGCTAAAAGGCATTAACGGATTTATCCCTGCTCTCCGGACCGGTGTGGAAACCAGTAATGGCTGGGCCCGCGCTATGATTGATCTTTCTTCCGGGGCTGCCGGCACCGTCCGTAACCAGCTAGAGTCCCTTCTCTTTGAGGGAGCTGGTGGAACCGATTGGGTGTCGCCGTTCTCGGCTAAAGTCGATAACAGCCGTGTCACCCTCCTTTACCGACACATGCGCCTTCTCAATAGCGGCAACAATAACGGGCGCTTTTTTAAGCACAACCAGTGGCTTCCGGTCAACAAAAACATCATGTATAATGATGATGAAAACGGTCAAGACACGAATGATGCAACAAGGAGTGTATTGAGTAAGCCGGGTATCGGCGATATCTTTTTTGTTGATTTCTTTGAATGTTCCTCCGCCTCGTCCGCTGACAGTCTCAATTTTGAGCCTCAGGCGACGATCTATTGGCACGAAAAATAGGGGAATCTATGTGGACTATGTCGCAGTTCCCCACCAGCCAATCAACGTCTGCACCTTTGTCCGCCAATGGGGACGAGTTGCAGCAGTATATAGCGGGTCTTCCCCAGCGAATCAACTTCTTTCCCTTGTATTTGTCCGTTGCATAAAACTGTGATTGTGCGCCCAACCAAAACTTGTACGAATGGAAAAACTCTAATCCACCCTGCATATCGTCGAAAACGGCATAATCGACGTCCTCCAATGACTCATCAAGGCAGAAAAGGCCGCCGAAGTAAGCATGGTTGCCTAGCGACCTGGCCCACAATGTTTTGCCTAATCTAGTATCACCGATGAGGATCAGTGATCTAGGTCGTCCTATCAAAGGTCAGCATATACTATGACAGCGGGCACAGCCCCCAATTCCGTGTCGGGGCCATTGTCTGAGCGAAGCGAGTGGCCCGACTGGGGGCTGTGCGTAAGACCACAAAAGTGGCACCCCTAGCATTTCTCATGACGGTCGGGCCCCCCTGAGCTTGCGAAGGAGGGGATGCTTACCAACAATAGATCCTGCCAAATTTCGTTGTACCCAGTGGCCCAACTCTGGAAACTGGTCCGTGCAGAAAGAAACTCCTGAGGGACTGACG